ACAAGGAAAGATTGAGAAAACTTAAGAGCGAACATTACTTTAAAACAAAGAGTCAATACAAAAGAAGCAAAGAGCCTACTACGAAGAAAATGCTGAGAGAATAAAGGCGTACAGTAGGAACTGGGGCAAAGAATACAGGAATAGAGAATATGTTCGGTCTAAGCACTGTGCTACACAGGGTGCCAGAAGGGCAATGAAAGTAAGTGCAACACCACTCTGGGCAAATCTTGGTTGTGTAGGAATATTCTATAGAGAGCGTGATTGGATTTCTGATATAATCAATACAGTATATCATGTAGATCATGTTGTTCCCTTGCAGGGAGATGATGTCTGTGGCCTGCACGTTGAAACAAATTTAAGGATTATTCCTGCTGAGGAAAATCTCTCAAAGTCGAATAAGTTCGAGGAGAATATCTAAATGGCATATCTGGGTAGAGGTCTTGGTCAGGGTGTACGCAACAGGTTCATCTACACCGCCACTGCTGGTCAGACCACGTTCAGNGGGTCGGACGACAATGGTGGCACACTTGTATACACAGACGGCACCTATGTGGACGTGAACCTCAATGGTGTGGAATTGGTGTCTGGCACCGACTACACAGCCACGTCAGGCACCAGCATTGTGCTGACCACAGGCGCGTCACTGAACGACACCTTGAGCATCACTGTCTATGATGTNTTTGCTGTGGCCGACACTGTGTCTGCGCAGAATGGTGGGACGTTTAGTGGTGATGTGGTTATCGACGGCACATTCACTTCGCAGGGCATAGACGACAACGCTACGTCCACTGCTATGACGCTGGACTCATCGGGCAATGTGGGGATTGGGACGAGTTCGCCAGACGGTGATTTGCATGTATTCGACAGTGGAGGAGACTGCAATGTAATTATTGAAACGGGCGGTAATAACAGTCAGCTTGCATTTGGAGATGCGGCAGATAATTTCGTAGGGAAAATTCAGTACAACCACCCTTCAAACTTTATGGCCTTCATTGCTAGCGGCACAGAACGTATGCGCATCGACTCATCGGGTCGTGTCACGATGCCGTATCAGCCTGCTTGTTCTTGGCAATTTGAAGGTGACAGTTACACGGGAGGATCAGGCCCAGCAAATGTAAGTTATTCATCCAGCGCCAGTGTTTTTTACAACATTGGTAATCACTTAAATACTTCAACGGGTATTTTCACCTGCCCCGTGGATGGTTATTACTTATGCACTGCTCTATGGTATATGGGAAGTGGCAGCGGTTACATCGGGGTAAATACAGCTAAAAATAACAGCGCTTATGGATTGTACTGGTACAACAATGCAAGTAACTATAGTGACGCAAGTGTTCAAGACACTAGAGTCATATACGCAAGTGCGAACGACCAACTAAGAATTCAACTTTATGCCGCTAGCTCAGATTCTTCACCGACTCTGATGCACAGTATTTATTTATTAGGCTAAGGAGAAAACAATGCCATCAATCACAGTAGAACTCACAAATACACAACTCAAAGGTCTTGAGTATGCGGCAGTGTCTCCTCAAGACTGGGCGGACAATGCATTAACTAATCGCGCTCGTATCGCCATCGACGAGATCGTCAACCTCTATGTTCAGCACTGTTTGGACAATAATATCGCAATGCCGACATCACGCGATGAGATGGTTGAGGCCGCTTTCGATGTGGGCGTGGTCAAGACTGCGGCTGTGCGTCAGGCAGAAGCAGAGGCTGAAGCACAAGCCAAAGCACAGACGCCATAAACAAATCATTAACTGCCCAGACGTTCTGTTTGTGGTACAATAGGGCAAAGGAGCGAAGCGATGGAAATGGACAACGGTATGATTTGGGATGCTATCCTATCTGTCTTTGTGCCTGTGGCCGTTATCGTGGTTCGCTCTCTGTCCAGTCGCTTAGATAAGGCGGAAGATCAACTAGCAAGAACACGCGAAGAATACGCAACCAAGTACGAGATGCGTGAGAATATGGCTGGGCTGATGGAGGCCATACATCGCCTTGAGGATAAACTGGATAGGTTACTGAGAGAAAAATAATGCGTAAGATAAACAACATATTTATTCACTGCTCTGCTAACCCAACCTACTTGGGGTCAGGGCACAAACCTTCGATGGAAGGTTGATGAGATAAGGTCTTGGCATTAAGGCCAGAGGCTTTAGCGACATCGGCTACCACTACGTTATCGACCGTGATGGCAAAGGTTGCAAAGGGTCGTGACGAGGAAACAATCGGCGCACATGCCAAGGGATGGAACAAGGATTCCATTGGTATTTGCTTGCTAGGTGGTTTTGGATCTAACGCAAACGATAAGTTTCTTGATAACTATACACAGATCCAGCAAGATGTCCTTGTGAATAAAGTTAACGAACTCTTAGAGAAGTATGGTAAGGATGTTGTTGTCCGTGGGCACAACGAAGTTTCTGCAAAGGCTTGCCCTGGTTTTGTTGTGATGCACTGGTGGGATGAAGTAAATGGAAGAGCAACTACCGAGGTACAGCCGAGGCAAACCTCAGAAAACGTGGAAGAGGGAAGTGTCAGCGGTGATGCTTCTGGTGCTTCTTGGGTTGACATGCTTGTGGGTGTTCTTCGAAAACTCCTTAGCAGGTGAGGCCGTAGAAGTATTAGCAACGCCTATATTTTTGTTTGCTGCTGGGGCGTTCGGCCTTGACTCGGTGTCAAAGCAGATCAACATTAGGAACAAATAGTGTCCACCAGAGACGAAATACGTCAGGCGGCAGAGTCAGACCTCTCAGTATTCATTAGACTCATTGCCCCTGAACAGGTGCTTGGTTTGTGCCACGAGGAGGTCATCCAGTGGTGGATGCGCGAGGATCAAAAGTCACACCAGCTACTTTTGTTTCCGCGAGATCACGGTAAGTCTCGATTGATCGCATACAGGGTTGCTTGGGAGTTGACTAAAGACCCAACCTTGCGGTGTTTATACATCTCAGCCACCGCAAATCTTGCGGAGAAACAGCTTTCCTTCATCAAGAACATCTTAACGTCAGACATTTACCAAAGATACTGGCCCGAACATGTAAACCCAGACGAAGGTAAAAGAGAACGCTGGACAACCTCAGAGATTTGTCTTGATCACCCGCTAAGAAAGCAAGAAAAGGTCAGAGACCCTAGCGTCTTCACTGGTGGCCTGACAACATCCCTGACAGGGTTGCACTGCGACATAGCTGTTTTGGACGACGTGGTGGTCTATGAGAACGCTTACACGGGAGAAGGCAGGGAGAAGGTTAAGAGTCAGTACTCACTGCTTTCCTCTATCGAAGGATCAAATGCTAGAGAGTGGGTCGTAGGGACAAGATACCACCCATCAGATCTGTACAATGACCTTATGCAAATGACGGAAGACCAGTACGATAAGCACGGCGAGAAGACTGGCGAAGAGAATATATACGAGATATTCGAACGCTCAGTTGAAGACAGAGGCGACGGTACTGGAGAGTTTTTGTGGCCACGTCAACAGCGCAAAGACGGCAAGTGGTTTGGGTTTGACATGAAGATCCTTGCCAAGAAGCGCGGTCAGTATCTGGATAAGGGTCAGTTCAGGGCGCAGTACTACAACGACCCCTCAGACCCAGACAACGTCCCAGTGAGGCCAGACAAGTTTCAGTACTTTGAGCGCAAGTTCTTGCGTGAAGAAAACGGCTTTATGTTTTACAAGGAAAACAGGCTCAATGTCTATGCTGCAGTCGACTTCGCCTTCAGTCTAAGTAAGAAGGCTGACTACACTGCCATTGTTGTGGTAGGGGTTGATAACGAAAACAATGTGTATGTTTTAGACATTGATAGGTTTAGGACAGACAGGATATCGGAATACTTTGAGCACATCCTGCACCTGTCAACCAAGTGGAACTTCAGAAAGATGAGGGCAGAGGTCACAGTTGCGCAGCAAGCAATTGTCAAGCAACTCAAGGAACTTATCAAGCAACACGGCCTAGCAATTTCTATTGACGAATTCAGACCTAACAAACACCANGGAAATAAAAAAGAACGTATTTCCTCCACACTAGAGCCACGTTACGACAACCTGCAGATGTGGCATTACAAGGGCGGCAACACACAAGTACTTGAGGAAGAGCTGAGTTCTAGACATCCACCACACGACGATGTTATAGATGCACTAGCTTCTGCGGTAGACATTGCAGTCAAACCTGCGAAAAGTTCTGGAAGACAGAGAAAGAATAATGTTGTGTGGGCAAACAATAGATTTAGAGGTGCTTCTTAAGGGTTAGATCGCAAAGCGATCTCACCTGAAGTTTAAAAGGATTTAAACGGATGGCTGGTGAGACCATAGAAATAGAACAAATTATTGGCCCAGATAATCTGGCGGTTGAGATAAGCAATCGTTGGCGTGAATGGGACATGTTCAGGAACAAGAAGATTGAAGAGTGGAAAGAACTCCGCAACTACCTGTACGCCACCGACACACGCACAACGACCAATGCCATGTTGCCGTGGTCAAACAGCACAACCACCCCGAAGCTTACGCAAATTATGGACAACCTCCACGCAAACTATTTTGCGACGCTGTTTCCCCAGCAGAAGTTTATGCGCTTTGAGGCCTACACCGAAGACTCTGATCTCAAGCAAAAGCGCGACATTATCCAAGCATATATGGAAAACAAAATCAGACAGTCTGACTTTGTTGAAACAATGTCCGATCTTCTTTTTGATTACATCCAATATGGCAATTGCTTTGCAACTGTCACATTCGAGGATAACTACAAGATCAAAGAAGACGGGGACTACATCAGTCAGTATGTCGGCCCGAAGCTTGTGAGGATCTCTCCATACGACATATGCTTTAACCCAGCAGCATCTTCATTCCTAAAGACCCCAAAGATCATCAAGACGATCAAAACCCTCGGTGAGATCAAGAAGATGATCGAACAAGACCCGAAGAACGAATATATGAGCGAGGTGTTCGACAAGGCAATGAGGGCCAGAGCCTATGTCAGGTCTGCTGATGCAACATACACCAAAGCTGATGGTTACATTGCAGATGGCTTCAGCTCAATCCAGCATTACTACGAGTCGGACTATATCGAGATCCTGACATTCTACGGCGACATTTACGATTACCAGAATGACGAACTGATGGTTGATCGTATCATCACGGTTGTCGACAGGGCGTATGTTCTGAACAACGAAGAGAACCCATCAAACTTGGGTCATGCACCCATCTTTCATGCAGGCTGGCGATCACGACCAGATAACCTGTATGCCATGGGTCCGTTAGATAACTTGGTTGGTATGCAGTACCGCATCGACCATCTGGAAAACCTCAAGGCCGATGTGTTTGACCAGATCGCTTACCCAGTGCTGAAGATACGGGGTGATGTTGAGGACTTTGAGTTTGAGCCTGGCGCTCGTATCTATCTAGGTGAGGAAGGTGATGTTGGTTATATGGCACCAGACTCAACAGCACTCAATGCCGATTTGCAGATCCAAGTTCTTGAAAAAAAATGGAAGAGATGGCTGGTGCGCCACGCATGGCAATGGGCATTAGAACACCTGGTGAGAAGACTGCGTTCGAGGTTCAGTCACTTCAAAATTCAGCCAGCCGCATCTTTGAACACAAAACCGCACACTTTGAGCGCACGTTCCTGGAACCTATTCTTAACTGCATGTTAGAGGTTGCCCGTAGGAACATGAATTTCAGCGATACTATCAAGGTCATGGATGACGCTCTTGGCATTAATCTCTTCCGTAGTATCACGAAAGATGATATAATAGCTTCTGGTAAGATTGTGCCTGTTGGCGCACGTCACTTTGCTGAACGCGCAAGGCGTATCCAGAATCTTACCCAATTATACCAGATTAAGGCATCCGACCCAAGCGTTGCGGTTCACTTGTCTGGTAAGGAGTTTGCAAAGATTGTTTCCGAAGAACTGGGTGAACCACGTTTGTTCGGGGAAAACATTGCTGTCCAAGAGCAGATGAAGACGCAAGAAATCATGCAGGACGCTGAAGCCATCAACGAAGAGAACCTTATGATGGCAGCGGAGGAAGGACTTTGAAGTCAGTCTGGTTTGATGGACACAAAGACAAGGAGTCTCGTAAGCAAGAAGTGATGGGATATCGCAACGCTTTCGACGACCTTAAGGAAATCCTGATCAAGCACTACCAAAAGAAAGAAGCTTGTCGGGACTATGAAGCCCCTAACTGGGAGCTTCGCCAAGTGGCAGTCAACGAGTACAACCAAGTTCTCAAAGATGTGCTGGATATCATAACAATTTCAAAGGAATAAAATATGTCAGTTTTTAAAACTGAGGAAACTCAAACCGAGGGGGTTTCTCAGAACACAGAGCAGACGACAAATGAATCTCAACCACAGGACTCATATGTTCAGAAGCTCGTCGAGGTGAAGGGTGAGAATTGGAAAGATCCTGAAGTTCTTGCCAAAGGGAAACTAGAGGCAGATAATTACATCAAAGAACTTGAGACTCAGCTTTCTCAGATTCGCGAAGATGTTGGAAAACAAGATTACGCGAAAGAATTACTCACCAAACTTCAGGAACGGGCTACGTCATCCGCTAACGTAAACCCTGAAGTCACCCAAAAAAATAAAAGCGGCGCACCATCGGAGGACAGCACCCCGTCTTCTGTGAGCGAGGAAACTCTAAAAAGCCTTGTTGAAAAGACGCTCACTGAGCGCGAAATCCAATCAACTGTGACGCAGAACTTAAGGGCTGTTAATCAGAAGATGGAAGAAAGCTACGGCACCGAAGCTGAGGCCCACGTCAAAAAGAAGGCCGAAGAACTTGGAATGTCTTTTGATAGGCTCCAAGACCTTGCAGCGGAGTCACCTAACGCATTCTTCACTCTTATTGGAGAACCTCAGAAGGTTACACAACCTATCGTTCAGGGTTCAGTTCGCACTGAAGGCGTCAATATGCAAAGATCTACGGAGCGCAATTTTGATTATTATCAAAGGCTCCGTCGTGAAAACAAGTCCCTATACTACACCCCGCGCATCCAACAGCAAATGTTCGAGGATCGCATTAGACTTGGTGATAAGTTTGGGACTAAATCTTAACAAGTCTAGCTTAGAAAAGGAGATGTTATCATGGCTATGACGACTGGTAATACCACTCTCCTTACTCGCGCAGAAGTATGGTCTGGCGAGCTAAAGGAGATCCTCCGTGATGAGCTTATGGCACAAACCTATGTGCGTATGCTCGACGGATTCCCAGATGGGGACACTTTCAAGATCCCATCAATTGGTCAAGCACAGGTAGATAACTACAGCGAAGATCAGGCTGTCGTGTATCGTCCACTTGACACAGGTCAGTTCACTTTTCAGATTGACAAGTACCTGTCCTCTGCAACTTACATGACTAAGAAAGCAGAACAGGATACTTTCTATTCTTCTGAACTGATGTCTCGTTTTGTTCCTGAGCAAGAACGCGCTATTATGGAGCACTTCGAAAACACCACTTTGGCCACACCAGAAGTTGGCGTTTCCGCTAACTCAGGCGAAGCTATTGATGGTGTAGAGCACCGTGTATCTGCTGGTGGTTCTAACGCCGTTATCGAAGTTGAAGACTTCGCATACGCACGTTACGCACTCAAGAAGGCAAACGTACCCGACACCAACTTGATTGCTGTCGTTGACCCTTCTGTTGAGTTCACCATCAACACCCTGACAAACCTTGCCAATGTTTCAAACAACCCAATGTTTGAAGGCATCGTTTCCACGGGCATTGCCACTGGTATGCGCTTTGTGAAAAACATCTACGGTTTTGACGTCTACTGCTCAAACAACCTAAAGCAGGATCTTACTGATAGTGCTTTGGCTGACCGTGACGGCAACAACGTAGATTTCTCTTCAACCAACGGTATCGCTAACCTGTTCTTCTCTGCCGATCAGACTGTAACTCCTTTCGTAGGTGCTTACCGTCAGATGCCAGAAGTGGATTACGAATACAACAAAGATCACCAGCGTCACGAGTTTGTTACCACTGCTCGTTACGGTGTTAAGTTGTATCGTCCAGAGAACATGGTTCGTGTTATCACGAAGCCTAGCGTATAAGGAGGATATATCATGTCTTATGTAAACGCTGATGGTCTTCTCGTACTGACCAACACTGCTGAAGGTACCCCTCGTGAGCAGGGTATCACCACCGAAGGTGCAAAGAAGTACTTCGTTCTCGACATCGAAGATATGACTGCTGTACCTGTATCTGCGGCAGCACCACAACAGAATGACGCCTACATCCCAGCAGGCTCATTCATCACTGGTGCTTTCATCATCGTTGACACCGCCTGTACTTCTGGCGGTTCCGCAACCCTCAACGTGGGTCTTCAGACTCGCGCTGGTGTTGCAATCGACGCTGATGGTATCGACGCAACCGTTGCTGTTGCCGACCTTGCTGCCAACAAGGCAGTGGTTTGCAACGGCGCACTCGTAGGTGGCACCGCCACCATCGGTGCAGAAAACGGCTATATCTCTTTCGATTATGACACAGCAGCATTCACCGCTGGTGCGCTCAAGATCGTTATCGAGTATATTGCAGTTGATGCTGGCAAAGACGCCGACTAATTTTCTGAGGGGGCTTCGGCCCCCTCGGTTATTCTTTTGATTATATAGGTGCATGATGGCTAACGTAAATCATAGCGTACTGACAGACCCTAACCTTCACGAACCGAAGGGCATTGCTGCTGCATCAAATGAGCAGGTCTATGTTTCTAACGGAACTGGCACAGGCAACTGGACGTTTATCAAAACATTGATCGAGCTTTCATTTGAGGGCTACTTGGAAGATGTCTCTTCCGTTGAAAAGGTTCACGTGCCTATGCCCTTCCTCGGTGAAGTCAAAAAAGTTGTTGTTGTATTAGAGGACTCAATCAGCAGTGCTGACCCCACTTTGACCGTAAGAGACTCTAGCGGCCTATCTATGGGAACAATTACAATTCCTCATCTTACGTCCGCTGCTGGTCGGGTTCACACACTTGGTCCGACAGTCAACAATGTTGTTACAGAAAATTCTTTTATAACAATTGAAAGTGATGGGGCTTCAACCAACTCTGCGAAGCTTCGCTTCACAGTCATTGTGGACAGGATTGTATAAATGAAGCGCACCCTCTTGGAGATGGTTCAAAGTATTCTATCCGATATGGATAGCGAAGCTGTCAACAGCATATCCGATAGCGTTGAGGCACAGCAGATTGCCTCCGTCATCGAGGACACATACTACAACATGATCGCAGCTCGTGAGATTCCAGAGCATAAGGGTCTCATCAAACTGACTTCTTTATCAGACAACACAAAGCCTACGCACTTCAAATACCCAGACAGGGTTAAGAAGTTAGAGCGTGTGGCATACAACACAGAAGTTACCGTAGGCAGAATTAATTACCAAGAAAATATTTTAATGTAGAACCAATTGACTTTCTGACACGCAGTCACGATGATAGTGATGCTGTACAGCAGGTTGCCGATGTAAACGCAGGGACGACCTTGCTTATCCGCAACGACCGTATGCCAAGATACTACACGTCTTTTGATGATCTTCACATAGTAATGGATGCTTATGATGCAACAACTGAGTCAATTCTACAAGAAAGTAAAACTCAAGCTTTTGGTACTACATATCCAACTTTTAATTTGGTTGACTCATTTGAGCCTGACATTGACGACACTATGCTCCCATATCTACTCGCAGAGTCAAAATCTGTCTGCTTTTCTGTTTTCAAAAGCGGTATTGATGCGAAGATCGAGCAAGCGTCAAAGAGATTAAAATCCTACGTTCAGAACGACATGTACAGAACGAAGCAAGAAAACAAGCGCAACAAGTATGGACGATACGGCCCAGCAGGTGGCGTAAGACATGGTTAGGTTTGAAGAAGACCCAGTAGCNCAAACATGTGTCTGCTACTCAGACAAGGTGACGACCGCACTCACCATAAAAAAATCAAACGACGGTTACATATTCTTTGAAATATTCTCAGAGAAGGGCATGGTTACCAAAAGAATTACAAGGTAAGTTTTCCTCTGTAAGGTCAGCAAAAAGAAGCGTGGAAGAGTACATGCGGAAGAAGTTACCCTCCACGGCTGCTAAATATAAGGCACGGCATGGCACAAAGTCTAACACAGAAGGTATCTAATACCTTCATCAAAGGTTTGATAACAGAGGCTGGTGAACTTACGTTTCCACCAGACGCTTCTGTTGACGAACTAAACTGTGCATTGTTCCGTGATGGGTCAAGGCGCAGGCGTGAGGGATTGGTCTATGAAGGTGGTAATGTTCTTTCGACATTCACAATAGCGGAAGACGAGGTTGTCACCACAGGTATATGGAAGAATGTGGCAGGTGTTGCTCAAAAGGAATACCTTGTCATTCAAGTCGGTTCGAAGCTTTACTTCTACACAAAGACAAGTTCACCGCTTTCCGCAGGCGAGATCATAGACACTAGCACAGGCCCTGGCGGAGGCAGTGGCATATTTATTAGACTTAACAAGTCATGAGTTTGCTGGTGGACTTTCATCAGCAGAATTTAAATGTCAGTTCTCATCCTTGAATGGTGTTTTGATTGTATCATCACCAGCCATAAATACTATTTACATTGAAGAGATATCTTATGAGGTGTTATCCTCTAGGGAGATAGAGTTTAGGGTTCGTGACTTTGAGTTCCAATCAGACAGACAGCTTCTGTTTGATCCTGTAGACAGCTCAACGGTTACGGCGGAAAGAAAATACGACACTGCAAATTCTGGCTGGGTTGGCACAAAAGGCTCTGCTGCTCTTAGTTCATACATCAGTGCCGAGGGAGAATATCCAGCACTCAACTTGCCTTGGTATTCTGGCAAGGACTCAAACGGTAATTTCAGCGTATCTGAATGGAACCAAATATATTCGGGAACAACGCTATCCTCTAACGGTCACTTCATCCTTAACTTTTTTGCAAAGAACAGGGATGTAGTGTCTGGTATTTCTGGTGTAGGCAGGGAGGCTGAGAACAGCAGATTTAAAACGGTAGAAGCTTTTGCTGGCCGTATGTTTTAATGCTGGTCTAGATTCGCAGAAAAACTCTGGGGTCATCCTTTTTTTCAAGGATTAATCGAGCAAACTACCTCTGGTGTAGCTTTTGACAACTCTGGTTTAGGCGAATGCTTTCAGTCGAATGACCCAACAGCGGAAGATATTTCAGACCTGCTGGACACAGACGGTGGTGTAATCCGCATACCTGATGCTATCGGTATCCAAAAGTTGCACTCATTTCAGAACTCTTTGTTTGTCATGGCAGAGAACGGTATCTGGCGTATCAAGGGCATAGATGATGTATTTAGGGCAACGGAATATTCAGTCACAAAGATCAGTGAGGTTGGTTTAAGGAACCCATCTTCTTTCGTTTCTGCTGACGGGATTCCTTTTTGGTGGTCAGACTCTGGTATATACACACTTTCCCCAGACTCTGCTGGTTTTAACTTTTCAGATAACAACCTTACGCTGTCCACCATCCAGACTTTTTACGACAATATCGATGCAGAGGCCAAGGTTAAGACAACTGGCGTTTACGATCAGGTAAACAAGAGAATTTTTTGGGCTTATCCAGATAATGCTCAAATAAACGTCAACAAACTAAACAACTTTCTGATTCTCGATCTACCTCTTCAGGCTTTTTACCCTTGGAAAGTTTCGGATCAAGAGTCTTCCGACCCGACTTTTGTGTCCAAGTATGTTGTGGGCACTGCGTTTTATGGTGAATACGGCGCGGGTGTGGAAGATATTGATGTTAGAACGAAGGATGGCGATGACGTTATACAGGGGTCTGATGACATTATCATTAAACAAGATGTTTCGATCTCAACGGGAGAACCACAGATTGTAACTCTTGTCAGGGACAACACTTCAGGCCAGTTGACAATGGCAACTTTTTCAGGATCGCTGTTCCTTGACTGGGAAGACACGAACTACACCTCGTTTGCAGAGGCTGGGTTTGATTTTATGGGTGACCTTATGACTGAAAAGACAGCACCCTACCTACAGGTCTATATGAGGAGAACAGAAACAGGGTTTGTAGGCGATGAAATTACTGGATACTTTCCCATAAGAGATTCATCCCTACTGGTTTCTGCGTTCTGGGACTTCAAGAACACAGCATCAAGCGCAACTCAACAAGCTTACCGACGAAAGTTACTACCAGTGATTGATTCAAGTGCAGAGACTTCCAATTTTCCTGATACTGTGATAGACACAAGGCTTAAGATAAGAGGCAAGGGTAAGTCTATGAGACTTCGCTTTGAGTCCGAGGCAGCCAAGGATTTTGTTTTATTAGGGTACGGTATCATTCATGCAAAAAATCAAAGGTTTTAATGTAAGAAAAGCAACCCACGATGATGTATTTCATATACTTGTTTTGGGATACAACTTTGCAAAAGAAGCCCCAGCTATGCACAGGACTTACGATCCTCAAAAAATGGAAAGTTCTGTTAGACAAGCCATAGACTTAGACTCTCAAGAAATATTTTTACTTGAAAATGACGGGATTATTATTGGTATGCTTGCTTGCGTTGTAACAGAATATTTATTCTCAAACAGACGAGTTACAACTGATTTAGCTTGGTTTGTCGATAAAGATCATAGAGGCGGAACAAAGTCCATAAGGCTTATCAAGGCTTATGAAGATTGGGCAAGAAGTGTTGGTGCCGAGTATATTTGTATGGCAGATATCACGAATATGCAAGAATTAGGTGTTTTATATAAAAGGCTCGGTTACAGTCTAGTTGAGTCATCTTACGCAAAGGAGGCATAAATGCCAACAACAGCAACAATAGCAACGGTAGCGACCGTAGTGGGGGCAACAGCCGCCGTCGGTGGTACAGCCTACAGCATTACACAACAGCAGAAAGCTGCAAAAGCTCAGAAGCAAGCCGCGGCTAGACAGCAAAGGCAGCAACAACTTCGCGCACAGCGTGAGCGTCGCCAGCAAATCAGGCAGGCTCAGATTGCACGTCAACGTGCTGCTGCTGGTGCTGCTGCCGTCGGCGCTGGAGCAGGATCTGGTATTGCTGGTGGCGTTTCATCATTAAGCTCTCAGGCCGCATCTGGCATAGGTTACGCTGGTCAAATGTCTGGATTGAGTAGAGAAATATCTATGTTCTCTTCTCGTGCTGCGCAGGCACGAGGCCTTGCTGGAATTGGTTCCGCCATTGCTGGCCTTGGGACTTCAGCCGTTGGCTTTGGCATACAATCTATGCCAACGCCTCAACCAACCGCTAATGTTGCAGCATCTCAATTTCGTGGTCAGGGTGGCTTAAACCCTGGACTACCAGACATTTATTAAGGGTTTTACAATGAACCCATTGGACAAGCCCACGAATATTGTTCCCTTCGACATTAGAATTGATGGTGCGAAACCTATCCGTAGTGAAGAAGATCGCAAGGAAGATATCATTGCGTCAACTGGCGAAGACATAACAACGGATGAAGCAAAGGCAAAGACGGCGCGGTTTCAGTCGGAGGCTCTGGCAGAGGTTCTAAATCAAGGTAGACTGTACGAAAAATCAGCAGATCAGATCCTTGAAGAGGCTGATCAGCTCGCAAGAAAAAAGGCTGAGTTTGATGAGAACCCAGACTTTGTCTTGGAGCAGGCACTAACTGTAAATGATCCTAATGTTTACGATGTTGATGCTAGATACGCGACCAATATGCAGATCGCCAATGAGATTGTTCAGCAAAAAATAACCGAGGCAAGCACTGACAGGACTTTTCTAGGCTATGTTGGTGACCTTGTTGACAGGTTTCTTCTTAGACAGGTTCCAATTGGTGTTTTGGAAGACTTGACTGCAAGAACAGAACGAAAAGGTAAAGAGGTTCTTGACAGGCTAGTTTCTATGCCACCAAAAGATTTTCGTAAATGGATGCAGGATTATGCTGATGAGGTTTCTGCTGAAGGCGTCGTCAATGAAGATAACTACTTCGCAGCCTTGGCTCTTCAAGAAGAATTGCAGTCAGCAGGTTTTGATCCCGACAAAGAAACCAAGCAGCTACTTGCCTTAACTGAAGCTGCACCATTTGCACAGTCAGCCGTAAAACTTGTATCAAAAACAGCACTCAAGGCTTCCACGGTTCTTGGCAGGACTGCGTCTGTGAAGGGTCCAGAGGCTGCTGGAGAGGTTGGCGAGGTTTTGCTACTGACTTACGACCCAGATGCAAAGACTATCGGTAATCTTGCACCTAATGTAGTTGATTTGAACCCACAACCAGTCAGGGCAAGCTTCAAGCAATTCGTTGATAGGTTCAACAAAAACGACATCATCAAGAAAATGGACAATCTTTGGCGCAAGGGTTCGTTCGGTAAGGTTGCCACAAAAGCTCAAATTAAAGACTTGGCCGAGAAGGCCGTTGCAAGATATAAGGCAAACACCATAACCCCAATTTATGATTATCAAATTGTAGACGAGGGACTCGGTAATTACACAGTGAATGTTCGCATAGGTAGGGCCGAAGACGGTCAGCCTTTCAGAAAAGCAACAGCAACAGATAAGCCGATTATGGATTCTGAGACTGTGGACAAACTGACGAGGGGTCTTGATAACGCTAGGGTTGTCCCTGTTGATGAGAATGACCTGACCAAAGGATATGTGATCGAAGTCTCTGAAAGGATTGACCTTTCGGGGGTTTCGAAACCATTTGAGATCGAACTTGCTGCTGCACAAGGTATTGTCAGGTCGACTATCGGTAAGCTTTTTAACAACGAATTGATGGGGTCATCAGCACTTCGAGACGCAGATATACTGTCCACGCTATCTCAACGTGCAGAAGCTGGTCGCGCCGCGGTTAAGGAAGTTGTTCAGCCATATTTGAAGGCAATGGACAAGCTTGGCCCCAAGTCTCGGTTCGCATTGAAGGCTGTGTATAACGAACTTCGTGACGGAAAAGACTCTTATCTTCGTGTTAGGTACACCAAAGAAGAGTTTGCGCGTAAGTTTAAACAGTTTCACCCAGAAGGCAAGGCTCCAGAGCAGAAAGACTTTGACGCATACGAGGCGCTGTCTACATTTGAAGAGGCTGATTACCTTCTTAAAACATCTATGATGGTGCAAAGGTATGTTCAAAAAGGGTACGACAGCTCTGTTGAGATATTTGACGGCGTATTCATACCTGCCAAAAGGGTTAGAAAGTCTGACGTTAAAGTTGCGGACAACGCCGAAGAAGTATTTGACATATCCTCTGGTGACTTTGTCAAGCTTGCTGACCTACCAGATGAAATACCTGTGTGGAAGCTGGACAGGCGGCACCCAGATGGACACCAATATATTGTAAAACCAATCAGCAAGCGTATCATCGAACCAACGGATGTCATGGGTTACAACCCTGGTGGCACACGCAGAAACCCTTATGCAAAATATTTTATTGTCGCTGGTGGCAAATCTGGCAGGCTAAAGTCTTTGATGAGTGCGTTCAGTGAGAAGCAGGCCAACATTGCTTTTGCTCAGATTAAAAGGATTAGAGACGCTATCAGGAATGGCGAGTCTGGTATCGACGAGATCATCAAAAACAACAACGATTGGAACCCAGATGTTGAGAGCTACGACGACTGGGTGAAGTTGGTTGAGCGAGAGGGTTGGGATCTCAGTGAAGACATTGGTATCAAGGCTCGTGACGATGACATCATTGCTGGTGAGGTTGAAAACTCAGACGTATTCACTGGTATGAAGGTCGATGACTATATTCAAAATGAAATGCGTCGCAGTGACAAGGTTCTCATGGACTTTGGTGGTGGTCGCGCTTACAACGAAGACCCCGTAAACTCTGTCTTAGCGCAGTTCGGGAACAGCGTATATACATACTCAAACAAAGCATACACTCAAGCTGCAATAGTTGGGTGGGTCAAGAAGGCACGGGCTTCCAATCGTGTCAGGTTCCCAGATGGTGTCAGTGAAAACGACTATGAAACGCTATTTCGAAACGCTGAGGTGACGGGTAATGACAATGTTGCACGTCGTCTGAAAGAACTTCAGCGTATTACCTTTCGCAGACTTAACATGAAGGACGCAAGCGGGGAGGCGATGGCGAACCTCGGTGCCCGCGTCGCTGATTATGTGTTTGATACAACTGACGTGCTATTTAAGCCGTTCGGAAAATCGGGATTGAAGACTAATCTCGGAGATCCAACTAACTTTCTTCTTAAAGTAGGCTTTCAATCTGCGTTCGGTTTCCTTGCCCTGTCACAATTCCTGATGCAGGGCTTTCACGTCACCACCATCATGGCTATAAGCCCTAAGCACGGCTTCAAGGCCGCTGGCCTTGTTCCTGCTATTCGTGGTGCGTTGAGGGCTAGCGACCCAAAGACTATTGATCTTGCTGTCAAGCGCCTTGCAAAGGTTGCCGACATGAGCGAAAAGGATACAAAGGAGCTTTTCGAGTACATCAGAACATCAGGTCGTCAGATCGTTGACGGTGATGCTGTTGAGGATGGTACTGGCATTGGCTTTGGCTTGTCTAGCTTTAATGGCGAGGACATGACCTATAGTGCGCTCAAAGGCAACTTCGACCAGATCAGAAAATTGTCGGGTAAGGGTCTCGACATGGGGCTTATGCCGTTCAAGTCTGGTGAAAGACTGACCCGACTAACTTCTATGGCAACCGCTTTTCTTGAATGGAAGGCCAAGAACCCCCGTGTATCGGCTTTGAGTGAGAATGCTAGAAACTGGATTTCAAGACGCGAACAGGATCTTACCTTTAACATGAATACTGGGTCTCGTGGTATGGTTCAGTCTGGCCTCATGAAGGTTCCAACCCAATGGTTGACTTATTCAATGAGAGCTATGGAAGCGGTTTTTGTGGGGAGAAATTTTACCCCAGCGGAACGTGCAAGGTTGTTTGCTGTACTCGGCCCAATGTATGGTTTAACGGGTTTCGGTCTTGACCACTCTGCGGCTTATATAGGCGAAAAGATTGGTATTGAACCAGATAGCAGTTTGTATGTTGCTTTAAAGTATGGTATACTGGACGCAATAGCTGATTATGTGGGTGCCCCAGTTTCTATAGGCCAAAGGTTGGCACCTGTTGACGCTTTCTTGGATACCTACGAGAAGATTTTTGAAGAAAAAACAATAAGCGCCATTGGCGGACCCTCTGGTGAGATTTTTGTCGGTATCGCTTCTGCTTTTTATGACGCACTAGGTTCACTGATCAATGGTCACACCGTATCCCTTACAGAGGATACGCTAAAAATTCTTAGGCAACCCTCTGGTATTGACAGTAAAGCAAAAGCTCTGGGTATTCTCAACAACGGTATATACAGAAGTAAGAATGGCGTAGTTGTTGAAAATAAACCAGGCAAAGAAATGGGCATTGCAGAGGCTTTGGTCACTGCGTTTGGGTTTACGCCACCACAGGTTGTAGAGTTTTACAACCTTACAGGCAAGGCATACAACGACAAGGAAAGCTTTAGAAAATTTAAGAAAGAGGTAAACAGGGATGCAGAGCTTATGTTTAGTCTTATTGACGGTGGCTCTGATGAGGATATCCAGCGTGGCATCAAGTTGATGAAAGAAATTCATGAAAGGATTGCCCTTTCTGGCTTCAGCTTCAAGGACCAACAGTCTTTACGTCGTGCGGCATCCTCTAGGATGCAAGCGGAGTGGCCCAAAATTTCAAAGTACTTGATGTCACGAGACAGATTCTACGAGCTGAAGGCATCAGAATATATTATGTTTAATACAGGATCAGATTAATGGCTGATTTATTTGCACCGAAACTAAGAGGCGAACCTTCTTACGAAAGCCCTATTCAGGCACCGCAGGAGGCTCCAACTTATCTTGAAGGCATCGCAAAGCTTGGCGAGTTTGCCTTCGATGCGTTTACCGCCTATGAAAAAGCAGAGGCTAAACGGCAAAAAGCAACAACATCTGGTATTGACCCAAACCTTGCAGTGTTTGCACAGGATGTTCAGACTATTGAGAAGATTCGTCAAGAGCAGGGTCAGCAGGCTGCCAATCTTTTTGAGCGTCAGATTGCAAAAAAGTATGCTGCTGTTGGCATCGAGTTCGACACGGACTACGAAAATGTTTACGAAAAAATAACTGGTCGATCTTTTGATGGGTACGGCAGGGACATGCAAGCCTACATGATGGAAGAGACTTTCAAGACAAAAGAATTTCAGCAGAATTATCGTGCCTCTTTCGTTGACCTTCCGCCTGATGCCACAGAAGAACAACGAACTCAATATGCCATCGGTACTCAGGCTGAGATTGATTCTGCTGCTCTTACTGTGGCTAGGTTTAATGCTGGTGAGCAAAAGAAATGGACTTTACAGGGGCAGGCAGCCTACGACACAGTAATTGGTGGCTTTTTGAAACAAAGCCTCGGTGAGTTAAACCGAAGGGAAAAGTCTGGTCAACCTATTGGACCTCAAGATATTGCCAATTTTCAGGCGCAGTGGGCACAGGCAAAGGTTAGTCTGTCAAAGCCGTCTGGTGTTACAAATGAACAGTGGAGCGCCACACAGGACAAGATTGACAACATTGACAAGATGATCAGTACCTTCGAAAAGGCTACCTCAAACAAGGTGGCATTAGAGCAGCTCACAGCGGGTTTAGTTAATTTGGTTGACCAGCAGGGAGATGGCACTGACTTTGAAAAAGCAGTTTTGAAAATAGTTCTTCTGCAAGACACATCATCACTCGCAGATTTCAATCTAAATTTTATTAACGAAGCATTAGTAAACATATCTAAAGCAGATTTGGGTTCTTTCAATATTACTCGACAGCAAATTTTTTCCCCTATGTCTGAACAATCTGAAGCAGGTGTTCCAAGCGGAAATACCATTGTGCAAGAGTATCCCGAAGAGATAACTTCAAAGTTTTCGGGGATGACACAACAACAGATGCTTAATAATCTGAAGGCTGGCAAAACTCTGACAACGATGATTACACCTAACTCGCTGAGCAGGCCAGAGGCACGAGACCAGTTCGAAAGCGCCTCATATGCTATCGGTTTGCTTCTATCGCAAGGCGGTAGTAATGATTTCTTGTCTTCTGGGTTCCTCGAAGAACTTGTTGGTAAAAGGGGATTCATAGAGAATGTGAAAAGGTTTACCGAACTTGACCCAGAAGGCGCCGTGGCAATCAGATCAACACTTCTTACTGGTTTGGCGACAGAGTCTTTACGTCAAAGCAAGAACCTTGCTTCTATTGAGAGCTCCATCAAAGGCGCCAAGTGGGATGGAAGCAAATATATTGTAGACCTAGAAGGCATTGAGGGTGTAGATGGTTCTATTAAGCAAGCGTTCCTAGACGCACTTGACAGGCGCTATGACGGGAGCTTGGAAAAGGCAGCGGATGATGGGTTCAGGCGTATGCGCTCGGTTATGGCTGCCAGATCCTCGTTTATGAGAATGGGGGGCGAACAAGATATTCTCTATGCTGGCGGATTCTACGACCTCGACGAAGCTATTGACCGTCGCAAGGCTATCAGGGTTTTGGAAAACGCTAGCGTTGGATTACAGGAGGCCCGTGAAGGTGATGAGATTGGCGGCCTGATCCAAGAGTCATTCACTGAAGAATTGCCAGAGCAGACATCAGATACTCCTGTAGAGCTTGACGAACCCGCCATCAGGGGTGGCTTGCGGGGAAGTGACACTACTAGATCTGGTGAGGCTGGTGTTGCTGAAGTTGAACAACCAAGTCCAGTAGGTGATGTTGTCCTTGCTTTGGGAACTAATGATTTCAGTAACCCAGAGCAGGCTGCTAATAACACAAGAGAGCTTATCAGAGAAGTTAAGGCTCGTGGTGGGAACCCTGTTATTGTTCCGCCTAACGTAAACTCTGAACAGTTTAAGGCAGTTGCGGACGCTATCATTGCTGTTGCCAATGAAGAAGGTGCAACAATTGAGATGGCTCAATACGACCCCAACGACCCTCTCCATCTAACCATGAGTGAGGCTGAGAGGATTAATCAGAAGTATTCTGGGGCNCAGGTAGTGGGCGACAGTAACGCTGTTCGCATCATGGGTATGAAGGANACTGACCTTACTAAGACTGGTGCAGGTACTGGTGCGATTTTAGAAGCTTTTAAGGGTACCTCGCAACAACCTAAAATGCGGCAAGGCGACGGACAAAGTCCGTCTGCAGGTCAGGGAGCCCGACCGACTGGTGGGCAGATCGGGGCTGATTTGTTAGAGTTTGTTGCTAGCGTGGAGAGTGCAGGATCTTACAATGCCTCAAATAGGGGGACTGTAAAAGGAGAGTCTGGTGACGATGAGATTGTCGGAAGCACTATAAATACCACAAGGGGCGGTAAACCCCTGACAGAACTTACTATCAAGGAGATCATGGATTTACAAAGTATAAAATCTCCTAGAAATCCTAACAGGCTTTTTGCGGTCGGTAAGTATCAAATCATACCAGTCACCATGAAAGAACTGGTTGATAATATGAACATTGATGTAAACCAAAAGTTTACTCCAGAGGTTCAGGACTTGATGGGTGCTGAATTGCTTATCGGAGGATGGAAACGCAAAAGCCTTTCCGATTACTTGTTAGGAAAATCTGATGACGAGGATGAGGCACTGCTAGACTTGGCTAAAGAGTTTGCTTCTATGCCAGATCCAAATACTGGATTAAGCCGTCATGGGAAAGGCAACAAGGCTCTGGTAAGTCTTGAAGAGGCTCGTAGAGCGTTGAGGCAGGCAAGGCAAAATAGATGATCGGCTTTATCGTAAATTCAAAGTTAGGTCGTTATGCTGCGTTGCTAGTAGGCTTTCTGGTCACAGTGTTTGGTCTTATCCAATACGGCAAGATGAAGCAACGCAAAGAAGACGAAGTGCAGGATCTTAAAGATTATGTTGAAACGAAGGAGAAGATCGATGAGGTTGCTCCCAGTAATGACCGCAGCGCTGCTATTGACAGGTTGCGCGGCAACGGTGTCATCAGAAAAAGCGATCTGTTCAATTAACCTTCCGACATTTACCGAGTCGGAGCTGATCTCTCTTAGCGACAATACTCTAAACAACCTTGATGTGTTTGTTGAAAAGTTTAGGAGGGCTTGTGGTAGATAAATCAAAGATGGCTTGTAACAAGCCAAAGCGCACACCTAAGCACCCAAAGAAATCCCACGTGGTTAAGGCTTGCAAGAGTGGTAAAGAGAAGATTATTCGCTTTGGTGAGCAAGGGGCGAAGACTGCTGGCAAGCCAAAGGCTGGTGAGTCTGAGCGTATGAAGCAGAAGAGAAAGTCATTCAAGGCTAGGCATAGGAAAAACATTGCCAAGGGGGTGATGTCTGCTGCATACTGGGCAGATAAGGTCAAATGGTAAGGAGACCATTATGTGGGTTGCAGTTATTTTACTATGCTCTTCTTTAAATGTTTCTTCATGCTATCTCAGTGCAACGTCCGAAGGATACGTAACTGAGGAGTATTGCAGAGAGGCCATTGCTAAAGTCAGCAAGGATGCGGAGAAGAAAAAGCTTGGTGGTTTAGGGCATTGCGTTTTTGTTAAGGTAGACGGCGAAAGAGTCTAGTGGGAAAAAATCCAGTAGCAAAAGATCTTAGGACACCGAAGTACAAGGAGCGTGTTGTTGAGACTAAAAGGCGAAAGTCGAAAAAAATAAAGAAGAAGCTTTCACCAAAGGAGATTGAAGATGCCGTTAACTACGAAGGGAACTAAAGTCCTTGGCTCCATGAAGGAAACCTACGGAAAGAAGAAGGGCAAGAAGGTATTCTATGCGTCTGTTGCTGCTGGCAAGGTTAAGGGTGCCGAAAGGAAAAAGAGAAATGGCCGCAAAACCAAATAACCCGTCGCTTTGGTCAAGGGCAAAGTCGGAAGCAAAGAAAAAGTTTAAGGTATACCCATCCGCATATGCTAATGCCTGGGCTTCTAAGTGGTACAAATCCAAGGGTGGCACTTGGTCAGGCAAAGATAACAGGGTGAAGAAGCGTGGCTAAGGGTGGATTGGGTAAATGGTTCGGAGAGAAGTGGGTCGACATCAAGACTGGTAAGCCTTGTGGTCGTTCTGGGTCTTCCGATAAGCGTGGCTATCCTGCCTGTAGACCAGCATCGGTAGCTGCAAAGATGAGCGCGTCAGAGAAAAGATCTATGGCAAAGAAGAAGACTGGGCCAAGCAGAAAGAAGTGGCCCGTAACAGCATCAGGCAAAAGGAGAAAGAAAAATGCCAGGTAAAGGACAACCATATAAGAAGCCAATGGCTAAGAAGCCAATGGAAAAGAAGAAGCCAATGGCTAAGAAAAAGCCAATGAAAAAAGGTATGAAGTGATGATAGACATTCTCTCCTACATAAATCGCAGAAATCGTTTGAAGGGGGAAGCGCTGGCGGTGGTGGCGTTATTGTCAAGACAGGGTCTGGGCCGAAAGACAATGTTGTAAGAAACAAGACTGGTAAAGACTATATCGGCATGGATAAAGATCTCGGAAATATGGTTTCCAGAAACACAAGCCGATATCAGACTGGTACAGCTAATCAGAAGGCTGTGCAACAGGGTCTTGTTGAGGCAAACAGGCGCGGTGTTAAGAAAGGCATTATTGCCACGGGCGCTGCTGGAACGGCCGCAAAAGTTATCGGCAATATTGTGAATGAAGACAAAACACAGGAAGGCAAGCGTTCTTCCTCACCTGTTCCAATGCCAAAACCACGTCCAGACGTCAACCGTGAACGTGCGATTCGTTCTATGAAGGCTAACGAAGGTCGTATGCCTCCAGGTGATGACATGACACCTATGCCACGTCGTCGCCCATCTTCTATGGATAACTACAAGGGCTATCCAATGCCAGAGAAACGGCCAAAGAAATAGGAAGGGTCCACCTCCTTGGCCACCAAAGCGGTCAAAGAAGTGGCCAAAGAAGCGGACAAATAAGGGGAGCTTCGGCTCCCCTTTCTTATTCTAATTCACTGATTAGTTTGTTTAAGTACCACTGTGCTTTCTTCAGATCCTGCACAGGCTTTTGTTTATAACGCCATCGGTGCAGGTATTTCTTTACGTTTCCTTCAAGATAACCGTGAAACACCTCGGTTGGCAGGTTGTCTTTCAGGTAGTCGATGCATTCAATGCCACCAGATGTGTAATGGCTGGGCTGGTTCACAACTTCTTCGTGGGCACAACTGCTTAGTGCGTGTGCAAGGTTCCAATATTCATCTTCACCGTTAATCATATCTCTATCTCCATTGTCGCGTTCTTTATCACATACTCCAAAGGCAATATGGTCATCAAGTCCCCACGACCAGGGCGTGTGTGCAAACCGAACTCGCCCCTGTAATATTCCACGCATCTCTTCTGTAGATCTTCATAGATATTGCTGGGGTCAATCAGGATGAACTTGTCTTCGCTTCTCACTGCGATGAACCTGTTGATACCGTTCGGCACACCCCAACCCTTGGCTGGTTTATTCTCAGGCGGACGTTTAACCGTACGCAATTCCCACCAGATCGTGAAGTCTACTGGCCCGTTCCTGAACTTTCGCTTCGCTGCTTTCACGTCGACACGGCCTAACTCCTTGTCCAGCACATCCCAATGCTCGTGGATGTTCTCTTCTCTGTCAGCCTTACGGATGAAGTTATCACCACGTAGCTGGATGAATTGTTCTTCTGCGTTGTCACCTTCTATAAATGATCTGGTCAAACGAATTTCCTTTCCTGCCACAACTTGTTGTTCTTTCTAAAGTTATAAGATGCCCTAACAATCTGCAAGTTGTCGGGGTGATGCAAGCCACCCTTAGATATTGGAACGATGTGGTCTAAGTGCCAGTTAGGCCCAAGCAACAAAGCCTCCTCTGCTAATAGTTTTAGCGCAAGCTTGTCATTATCTGTGAGCTGAGGGAGGGCTTGCTTCTTTTTGGCCCTTCGGCTCTGGTTTATTGCTTTCCTGAGGTGAGAGTTAGCTGCGTACCACTTCTTGCCATACTCAGAATTTTCCTTGCGCCATTTTTTGGCACAACCCCTGCAGTAATACTGTAGGCCATCCTTAGCTCGCTTATCCTTACTGAACTCAGCGTGGGGTTTCTCAACCCCACACTTTTTACATGTCTTACACGTCAACGATTTCACACACATCCCCTGTGCAGGCTAGTGTCTGGCTGGACTTGGTGTTGTCTTCCGACTCATAATCAGCAAGCTTTGTCCAGTCAATTGACTCTGGCATCTGCTCCATCAACGAGTCGTATTCATCTTTACCGACTTCTTGATAGGGCGCTTGCTTGTAGCTGTGGTCTGAGTGTGGCAGGAATGACACACCTGACACCTCGTCGAAATTCTTATACACCCAGCTGCCAACCTCAAGCCATTCCTCGTCACGCACCGTGATGGTCACGGATGGTTTGTGCTCACACCAGTCACGTTGGTAAGCCAACCAAAGGTCAAGCTGCTCGATGGCAGTGCGATCCTCGCGTGTCACGCAACCTTCAGGTGACTTAACAGGAAAGCTGAACACCATTGTATTGTCAGGGTTGTAGAAATCATCCTCCGCAGGGATACCAGCGTCGATCATGAACTGGGTTAACGGGTCTTTCTTGTCACCACGGACGGTGCGAATGTAATATTCGCTGTGACGTGTGTGGATACCACTGGCAGAGTCAACTAGCTGTGACACGGTGCCAGAAGGCTTGACGCACGTAACTGCAGCAGATTGTGGAATGCCCAACATCTCTGCATACTTCTTGTTTGTCTCGACAGCAGTTGCCCTCATTGTTGTGAGCAGGTCGCCTAACGTGTTGTGGTGGCAGTTGGTTAAGCGGTTGTCCATAATGCCTGTCAGTGACACACCTAACAGGCGTTCCTCTTCCGTGTTTTTGTTCCAGATCTTACGAAGGTAAGGGAAGTGCGTGAGAGTCGACTGTATGGTGCCTAAGATCGTGGCCAGCTCTACCTTCCTGAGGAGTATCTTCGTCGTATCAGCGGCCCTTACAACCACCTCTGTGAGGTTGCAGAACTGGTATGGTCGCAGGATAATCTCTGAGCATGGGTTGGTGCCGAACTCGAAGTTGTGGTCACGACGCCCGTTCTTTTTTGCTTGACGCTTCGAAGCAGCACGACTGAAGATGCCACGCTCACCAGACTTTGACTCTACCAGTGACAGCCATTCACGCATAAAGGTTTCCATATCTGGTTTGGAATTGTACGTGGCCGAGTTGTTTGCAAGTGCGCGTTGTGCGTTGCCTTCCCACCACTGACCAGACTTGGCATGTCTCATACGGTCGTCAGATAGATCGGAGAGGGAGATCATAGCGGAGCGACGTACACCACCAGATACTACAACCTCTCCGACCTTGCACATGATGTCGTGACACTCCAGGGAGGTGAGCTTACGACCTTGTGCATTCTTAAACACGTTAACACAGAAAGTGAACAGGTCATTCAACGGAGCAGGGCCAGATGCTCTGCCGCCGAATGTTTTTAATCGTGCGCCTGCGGGCCTAATCTTAGACAAATCCCACTTAGGTATTTCCCCAGACCATAGCAGGGCAAGCAATTGACGTAGTCCCTTTGCCCAGCCTTCCTTGCTGTCCTTGACAAGGATGGTGGTTTCCGTGGCTTCCATACGCTCTGGAACCTCTGGTAGCTTTTGTATGCTCTTTTCTTCCACCGAAAAGCCAACGCCTGTTCCGCACAAAAGAATATACATAGCCTCGTCGAACGCCTTCTGGTCGTCGACTGGCAGGTAGGAGCAGTTGTAACCTGCTGTGTTGTCACGCTCCAGTGCAGGGCCAGCAGTCATCATAGCTCTCATAGATGGCATGATGTCAAGGTTAAGGATCGCGTCTTCTATTTCGTCCCAAGGGATATCGGCTCCAGTCTTGGACTTCATATAGGACACGTACCTTCCCACCGTCTCTGCCCAAGTTTCGCGTCTGTTCTCGCTGTCAATCCACCGTGCGTAGCGTGAGGTGGCAATGTAGTTCTGGTAATCTGTTGGTAAATAATTGTTCACTCTTCTAGTTCCTTCCAATATTCTTCTTCTGCATCTAAATTAAAATATTCTTCGAGGTCTATCCATCCCTCCTCGACGAGAAACCTTACAATAACCAAAGGATTAATTTCACTCTGCTCTATGAGAGTATCCATCCCGTAGTTCTGAAGTAAGGCTTCAAGTTTATCTTCCATATCCAACATCAGCTCTCCGTTATTTTTAAGAAGTCTTCTTCGGTGGGCATACTGATGACAATGGGGTCGATGGTTGTTTGGAGCTGGTCATACATAGCTCTAGCGTCTTCGAAGTCTTCAAAGTAAACCTCGTCAACGACAAGATCTGTCTCGCCTTCTATCTCGCACAGGCAAAGGTTGATCCAGCGTCCTTCAAATTCTGGACACTCCATAGGCCCCTCGATAACCTTGTGTATTTTTATTTTAATCATCTGCGACCTCTCTTAATAATCTGAAATAATGTGTGGCATCTACCACGGCTAACGGTTTTTTCCTGTCACCTTTGATAACAAGGACTGGCTCGACATAAGATTTGGAACTGTGGTTAGTGGCTTGGTCATAGTCCTTATAAACGGCAAAGGATTTCTTGTTCTTACACTCAACAGTAATGGGCATGAGCTTCCTGGCAGCAGGGCTTAGTTGGATGTCTTCACCACCAGCGCCCATGCTTGTGGACTTTACGTCATCTTCCTCAAGTGTGGGGAAAAGGTCAAGGATAAGATCTCTGACCCATTGCTGAAGTCTCCTGCCCTTCGCTTTGGCTGAAGATGTAAGCATTTATATCTCCGTGACGCTTGGTTCGGTATTCACCTCGACAAGATACATAGGTCCGTTGCTGTATTCAAACACCCTAAGCTCTGGCCAGCAGTCTTTCTTATACTCGCAGAAAGTGCAGTGCATACAAAGCTTTTTATTTTCGCTTGTCTTACTTACGGGGACAGGGTCTAGCCTTTTACTGGGACGAGGCCCAGCAACAACTCCCTTCACCAAATCAATCTCTTCTTCTTTTTTGGCAAGCTCTTCGGTCAAGTCATACACGTCGAGAACCATTTCTCCGCTGACCTTGTTGATGACAAGAAATGCACCACGCTTCTTGTCGGTGACGACATCATCATCCCTGGCAGCATAAACATAAGACGAGAGCTGGCTGATGTAACCGAAAGGGTCTTCGTTTCGAAGGTTTCCTTCCTTGAATTTGTTGAAAGAGTAAGGACTGGCAGTTTTAACGTCGACGGTGACTCCGTCAATTACTGCATCCCTGTGTCCTTTGATCCCGTTGATCTCCATACGAGACTGCATACCGTCAACGTCATGACCTGCCGCCATTGCAAGGTGCAGGACAAACGACTCGATCATGTCACCGTAAAAGAACTTGAGGAGATCGGAAGGCTTTGGTTCTTCACCAATCTCACCCTTGTTAATTTTATACCAGATCTTACGTTTGCAAGGTTGTCCAAGTGAGGACATTGACAGATGCTTCCTTGGTGTCTGCCTTGTCTTGAACCTTGCCAGTGATGTGTTGAATATGTCCAGCGAGAAGATATGGGAAATGGATTCACTCCATCCACCCCCACCCTTCAGGACTTCTGACATATCCTCTATAAGAGTTTCAAGTTTCTTCATCGGGGNAGTTCCTCATCAAGCGCGTCAAATAGGTCACTAAACGCCTTGTCGTATCTAAAGGCAATACCCTTCAACTGTTTGATGATATGGTCTTCCCCACTCATGTCTGCGGTGTGCTCAACCTCATCGACCACGTGCCACAGGTTTTCCAATGATTTTAGTATCAGTAATTTCATTGTCTTCTCCTTTTCGCGATTATAACAAAGACAGGGGGTGGTAGTCACTGTGTAATTTGTAACTGTAAAATTTTATTTTCACCCCAAAAATATTTTATATCCCAGCTTTTCCTTATTTAACTGTTACAATTTTACAAAACAAGGTTTTATATATAAATATCAAAGACTTATTTTGTAACAGTTGGCTGTAAAATTTTGTAACAGTTCGAAATGGGTTACAAATTCTGCCTAATCTTTAGGCAATTCCCTTGACCCAGTGTGAATTTCTGCCCATTTTTTAAGCATTTCTTGCCACCATTCGATGCGGCAGTCAATGCAAATGTATGCCCAACCGTTACCAATTTTTATCTTCTCTTCGGTCTTCTCTCCGCAGTGATCACATATCTTGTGCTTAAACCTCGTTTCCTCTTGTGCCTTGCAGCAGTCAGAGCTTCGATGGCATCACCGTATGCGAGAAGCTTTGCGTTCCTGTCATCGCTCTTGTATACGGTCTTATAAAATTTAATCTTGTCTTCGATCCATTTCTTCTGTGCCACTTCCTTAGAAGATTCCGTCATCTTTAATCTCCTCTGCATACTCGATGTCTATGGTCTCAAGGGCTGCTTTAATTTCCATCAGCGTGGGTTCGTCTTCCGACAAATCCTTTCTATAGAACACTCGACCAACCCAGTCTTCGAACCTTACGGTCTTATGGTAACTGACATATCCAAGCTCTTCCAGACACTTTGTAAGCGCCTTACCCCTTGGCATGTTGTAAC